ATGGCCGAACTCCTCGCCGGCCCCGCCGCCGAGCCGCTGACCCGCGCCGAGGCGAAAGCCTTCCTGCGCATCGACCACGAGGCGGACGACGCGCTGGTGGATGCCTTGATCGCCGCCGCCCGGCGGGCGGTGGAGGCGGCCACGGGGCGCATTCTGCTGATGCAGACCTGGCGCTTCACCCGCGCCGCGTGGCCCCTGAGCGGGGTGATCCCGGCACCGGTGGCGCCGGTCACGGCCATCTTGTCGGCCCTTGTGACGCTGGCCGACGGCAGCACGGTGGAGGTGGCGCCGGGCGTCCTCAGCCTGAAGGCGGACCGGGCGCCCGCGTTGATCCATGTGGACGCCCGCCGTGCGCCGCAGCCGGGGCCGGGCGGCATCGCCCTCACGGTGAGCGCCGGCTATGGCGCGAGCGCCGCCGATGTGCCGGCCGATCTCATGCAAGCGGTGCGGCTGGTGCTGGCCCATTTCTACGAATATCGCGACGGCTCGGGCACCGCCCAGGCCCTGCCCGCGACCGTCGCGGCGCTGCTCGCGCCTTACCGTCTGGTGCGATTGTGAGCGCCATCGCGGCCTTGCGCCAGCGCCTGACGCACCAGACCTGCGTCGATCTCGCCGACGGCGCCGGCGGCACCAGCCACGCGTTCCTGTCGGTGGAACAGATGTGGGGGGCGGTGGAGACCGTGGCCACCGAGTTCGGCGTGAGCGAGGAGCGGCCGCGCGCGGCCCATGGGGTGCGCATCACGGTGCGGGCGCCCCACACCATCGCCCCCGGCGACCGGCTGCTGCTCGGTGCGCGGGTGTTCCAGGTGGAGGCGGTCACCGATGCCGACGGGCGCGGCCGCTTCTCGCGCTGCCATTGCCGGGAGGAACAGCCATGAAAGTGCGCGTGTCCAGCCGCGGCATCGAGGGGCTCGGCGGGCGGCTTGGCGCGCGGGTGCTCACGTCGGCGGCCGAAAAGGCGGCGGCGCGGGCCGCGGCGGATCTCGCCCGGCGCATTGCCACGGCAACCGGCGCGACACCGACGATCGCGGGGACGCCGGCGCGGCCGCTGGTGCGCGTCGGCGATGCGGCGGTGCTCGACCGCGTGCGCGGTGACGCCGGACGGGAGGGCGACCCGGTGCTCGACCGGGTCCGGCTCGACTTCAACCGCCGCCGCCGGGCCGCCCGCACGGCGGGGGAGGGGACACCATGAGTGTGCCCCTCGCCAGCCCGGCCCTGAGCCTGCGCAAGGCCATTCACGACGCGCTCGCGGCCGACGCGCCGCTGACCGGCCTGCTCGGCGGCGCGCGCATCCACGACGTGCCGCCGAAGGATGCCGCCTTCCCCTTCGTGGCGCTGGGGGAGGCGGTGGTGAGCGACTGGTCCACCGCCACCGAAGCGGGGTGCGAGCACGCTTTGACGTTGCACGCCTTTTCCCGCAGCGGCGGCCGGGCCGAGGCGTTCGCCCTCGCCGCCGCGGTGCAGGAGGCGCTGCACGACGCGCCGCTCGCGGTCGCTGGCCACGCGCTCGTCAATCTGCGCGCCACCAGCGCCGAGGTGGTGCGCGAGAAGGACGGACGCACTTTTCACGCTCTGGTGCGGTTCCGCGCCGTCACCGAGCCGTTGTGACGCAAGATCAATTGGAGATGTCCCATGAGTGCGCAAAAGGGCAAGGATCTGCTGTTGAAGATCCAGGACGGCACGGCGTTCGTGACGGTGGCGGGCCTGCGCTCGCGCACCCTCGCCTTCAACGCCCAGAGCGTGGATGTGACCCATTCCGAATCCGCCGGTCGCTGGCGCGAGCTGCTGGAGGGGGCGGGGGTGAAGCGCGCCAGCATCTCCGGTTCCGGCGTGTTCAAGGATGCGGAGTCCGATGCCCTGGTGCGGCAGTTGTTCTTCGCCGGCACGCTGGCGTCGTGCCAGGTGGTGGTGCCCGATTTCGGCACCATCACCGGCATCTTCCAGGTGACCGCGCTCGAAATCGCGGCCGAGCATGACCGGGAGGTCACCTTCGACCTGACGCTGGAGAGCGGCGGCGAGATCGCTTTCGCCGCCCTGTGAGCGGTGCCGGCGAAAAACCACCTGAACCACCTGCCGAAAGGAGAAGCCCATGGCCAACGCGCACCGCGGCGAGATCGAGGCCGTCATCGACGGCCGCCCCCATGTGCTGGTGCTGACCCTGGGGGCGCTGGCGGAACTGGAAGCCGCCTTCGGCGCCGCCGACCTGATGGCGCTGGCGGAGCGCTTCGAGCGGGGCCGCCTGTCCGCCCGCGATGCCGCCCGCATCCTGTGCGCGGGCCTGAACGGGGCGGGGGAGGAGGTGAGCCTGGACGCGGTGGAGCGCATGCGCGTGGAGGACGGGGCCGCCGGCTTCGTGCGCATCGTGGCGGCGCTGCTCACGGCCACCTTCGGCGGCGGCGAGGCCCTGCCCGCTTCCCCTCGGCCGCCGCAGGACGTGTGAGCCCGCCCCGCGCCTCGGCCCCGCCCGCCTTTCCGTGGGACCAGGCGATGGGGCTCGGGCTCGGTGTCCTGCGGCTGTCTCCGGCCGCCTTCTGGCGCATGACCCCCCGCGAGCTCGCCGCGGCGGCGGGCCTCCACGCGACGCGTGTCGCGCCGCCCCTGGCGCGGGCCGACCTCGCGGCCCTGATGGAACGCTTCCCTGACCGGCCGGACCCCCGGCCCCTGGCGCCGCCTGCGCGGTGAGGCGCCGTGCGAGACCCCCCAAAGCAGAGGAGAGCCGGCGTGACCGAAACCGTCGATATCGCCGTGGCCGTGGACACGCGGGAGGCCAAGGCCGCCCTCGGTGAGATGGAGGTCTCGGCCAAGGGCCTGGCGGGTACGCTGGGCTCGGCCTTCACCGGGCTCGCGGTGCAGGGCAGGGACCTCGGCACCGTGCTGGAGCAGCTCGGGGTCAAGCTGTCCAACATGGCGCTTACAGCGGCCCTCAAGCCGCTGGAAAGCAGCTTCTCGACCCTGCTCTCCAGCGTCACCGGCGGCCTGGGCTTTTCCAGGGGCGGCGTGTTCGACGGCGGCGCGGTGCAGCCGTTCGCCAAGGGTGGCGTCATCGGGCCGGGCGGCGGCGGTGGCGCGGCGTCCGGCTCCGGCGGGCTGGTGGTGCGCCATCTGGTCCAGGGCGGCACGCTGATGCCCTTCGCCAAGGGTGGGGTCATCGGGCCGGGTGGCGGTGGGGCGTCGTCCGGCTCGGGCGGGCTGGGCCTGGGCCATCTGTTCCAGGGCGGCACGCTGCTGCCGTTCGCCAAGGGTGGCGTGATCGGGCCGGGGGGCGGTGGGGCGTCGTCTGGCTCCGGCGGGCTGGCGCTGGGTCATCTGTTCCAGGGCGGCACGCTGATGCCCTTCGCCAAGGGCGGGGTGATCGCACCTGACGGGGGGCTCGGCGAAGTGGTACGGGCCTTCGCCAAGGGCGGCGCCTTCTCCGCACGGGGGCTGAACGGGCCGGTTGAGATGACGCAAGCGCGGGTGCGCCCGTTCGCGCGCGGCGGGGTGGTGGCGGCACCCACCTATTTCCCGCTCGGCACCGCCTCGTTCGGGCTCATGGGGGAGAAGGGGGCGGAAGCCATCATGCCCCTCACCCGCGGCGCGGACGGCAGCCTGGGCGTGCGGCAGGTGGACGGGGGCGGGCGGGCACAGGTGACGGTGAACGTCGCGACCCCCGACCTGGCCGCCTTCCGCCGGTCCGATGCCTATCTTTCCGGCCTGGTGTCGCGCGCCGTGACGCGGGCGCAGCGCAGCGCGTGAGCGCCGTCAGCGCGCCTGTTTCCAGGGATCGGGCGCGGTGCCCTGGGCCGTGCCGTCGCCGCCCAGGGTGGTGGCCGTGTTGCCATAGCCCGGATTGCTGGACACGGTTCCGCCGGAAAAAGCCTCGGCGCGGGCCGCGCCGCGCAGGCGCACGCAGGTGTCCGCGCCGGGCATCCGCACGAAGCCTTCGCCAAGGGCGGCGCAGCTCGACGCGGTCTTGGCGCCGGCGCCGGAGCTCTGCGCGTGGGCCACCGATCCGGCCGGAGATCCGCCGGCCAGCACCATCATCGCCAGCGCGCCGGCGGCGATGGCCAGACGCTTCGACCGGTGAACGCCATCGGACCGCGTCCGGAGCGCGCGGAGCATCGGGGCACGGAGCATCGGGGCGCGGGCCATGACGGGGATGGGACGCCTGAGCTTGAGAGCCGGCAGCATGGGCGACAACCTCGAGAGGGCTGCCGCCACCGGGCAGCCGATAGCGACATCGACAGGCGGGCACCCTGATCCTGGCCCACACCGTATTTAATTATCGCACAGGCTCGCACGCCCACCAATGCCGCCTTTGCGCAAGGTGGCGCAAGGCACGGAACCATCTTCGCTCCCGCGCACCCACACGGCGGCCGCACGGGCCGGTGTCCGATGGACGATGAAGCGAACTCATATCCTCCCTCTCGGAATGTGATCCCGAGGGGGCCTATGTCGCGGCCTTTGTTCACCCGCCGGCGTTCCCGTCGTCGGGTGGGTGTCCGCCTCAGGCCTTGGCCGGTGCGGCCTTCGCCTTGGCTTTAGCGGGCGCCTTCTTGGCCGACGTCGTCGGTGCCGGCTCGGCTTTCACCTCGGCCGGCGGCGCCTTCTCGGCGGCGGGAGTCTTCGCCGCGGCCTTCTTCGGAGCAGGGGCGGCCTTCACCGCTTCGGCTTTGGCGACCGGAGCCTTCGCCGCGGTTGCCTTCGCTACAGGAGCCTTCGCTACAGGAGCCTTGGAGGCGCCTGTTTTGGCGGCGGCTGTTTTAGGTAAGGCGTCCTTAGGCGCGGCGTCCTTGGGTGCTGCCGCTTTGGCGGTCGGCGCCTTGGCCTTTGGGGGCGCGACGACTGGGGCCGGAGGCGCCTCAACCTTGGGGGCCGCCTTCGCTTTCGCAGGCGCGGATTTCGCGGCGGCGGGGGCCTTCTTCGCCTTTTCGGGGGCGGCGGGGGCCGGTTCCGCGACCGGGGCGGCGACCGCCTTGGCCGGCTTCGCGGGCGCGCTCTTCGCGGTCGCGGCCTTCGGTGTGGCCGCCTTCGATGCGGCGGCCTTCGCGGGGGCTGTCTTTGACGCGGCGGGCTTCGGTTCGGCCTTGGGTTCGGCCGGGGCCTTCGCTGCGGTTTTCACTGTTTTGGCAACCGCCGGCTTTGCTTCGGGGGTCGCGATCGCTGCGGGCTCGACCTCGGGCGTGGGGGCCTTCGCGGCCTTGGTCGCCGGGGTCTTCGCGGCGGGTGCTGCCTTTACCGGAGCCGCCTTTTTAGCGGCCGGCTTTTCCGCAGCAGCCGCAGGCTTTTTTGCGGGCTTCGTCGCCATGCATCTGCTCCATCCTCATCGAGGCGATGAAAGTCAAGGCGCCGCGTTCAACTATGTCAAGGTCGTTTCTATTGCCGGGGCTGAAGAATTGGGGATGAGGGGATCAAATGGCCGCCTTCCATGACATTCTGTTTCCAATCGACGTGGCTCTCGGCGCCTCGGGTGGCCCGGAACGGGTCACGCAGGTCGTCACCACCGCCACCGGACGCGAGGAACGCAACACGCGCCTCGCTGATTCGCGGCGCCGCTGGGATGCCGGCTACGGGGTGAAAACCCTCGCCGCCTTGTCCCAGGTGGTGGCCTTTTTCGAGGAGCGGCGCGGGCGCCTCTACGGCTTCCGCTGGCGGGATCGGCTCGATCATTCCTCCGCCCCGCCGGGCCTCGTGCCGAGCCCGCTCGACCAGATCATCGCCACCGGCGACGGCGCCACCGCCGCCTTCGCCCTGACGAAGACCTACGGAGCGTTCCACGCCCCCTATGTGCGACCCATCGCCAAGCCCGTTTCAGGCACCGTGCGGGTGGCCGTGGACGGGACCGAACAGGGGGAGGGCACGGCCTTTTCCACGGATACGGCGGGCGGGCGCATCGTCTTCCTCGACACCCATGTGCCCGCCGCCGGCGCGGTGGTGACGGCGGGGTTCCTGTTCGACGTGCCGGTGCGCTTCGACACTGATTTCCTCGAGGTTAATCTGTCCGCCTTCGCCGCCGGGGAGATCCCCCGCGTTCCGGTCATCGAGATCCGGATCTAGAGGCAGAAAAATAAAAAATATCAATGTGTTGTGGATGTCTGTTCCACGCCTTCAAACGCACCGGGGATCCCTCATGCGCACCCTTTCCGCAGCGCTCGCCACGCATCTGGCAAGCGGCGCCACCACTTTGTGTTACGGCTGGCGGCTCACCCGCCGCGACGGCCTCGTGCTGGGCTTCACCGACCACGACTGGGACCTGGTGCTCGACGGCCTCACGTTGAAGGCCGCCTCCGGCATCTCGGCCTCAGAGAGCGCCGCCGCCGAGGGGCTGGCCGTGACCGGAACCGAGCTGTCCGGCGCCCTGTCCGCCGACGCGCTCACCGAGGATGATCTGGCCGCCGGCCTCTACGATGGCGCCGTCGTCGCGCTGTATCTCGTCAACTGGGCCGATCCCCAGATGCGGCTTCTGCTGCGCCAGGGCACCATCGGCGAGGTCAAGCGCGAGGACAGCCGCTTCACCGCGGAAATCCGCGCCTTGACCGACAGTCTGAACCAGACCCGCGGCCGCATCTACGGCACCCGCTGCGACGCCGATCTGGGCGACGGGCGATGCGGCCTCGACCTTGCCGCGCCCGCCTTTTCCGGCAGTGGCGCGGTGCGCGCGGTGGAAGGCGCGCTGCGGTTCTCCGTCGATGGTCTTTCCGCCTTTGCCGCCGAGGCCTTGGCGCGCGGGCGGCTCACCTTCACGAGCGGCGCCAACCTGGGCTTTGCCACCGAGATCAAGAGCCACACCAAGGACGGCGCCACCGCCCGGCTGCGCCTGTGGCAGCGCCCGCCGTTCACCGTGGCGGTGGGGGACACGGTGGCGGTGACGGCGGGCTGCGACAAGCTGTTCGCCACCTGCCGCGACCGGTTCGCCAACGCCGCCAATTTCCGCGGCTTTCCGCACATGCCCGGCAATGATTTCGTGATCTCGGTCGCGGTGCCGGGCGAGGGCGGCTATGACGGGAGCCTGCTCGCATGACGGCGCTCACCCGCGCCGCCTTGGTGGCCGAGGCCCGCACCTGGATCGGCACGCCCTATCGCCACCGCGCCTCGCTTAAAGGGGTGGGGGCCGACTGTTTGGGGCTGGTGCGGGGGGTCTGGCGCGGCTGCATCGGGCCGGAGCCCGAGCCGCTGCCGCCCTACGCGCCCGACTGGGCCGAGGCGGCCCGCCGCGAGACCCTCGCCGACACCGCCCGTCGCCATCTCGACCCCATCGATCCCGCCATGGCGGGGCCGGGCGACGTGGTGCTGTTTCGTTTCCGCGCCCATCTGCCGGCCAAGCACGCGGCCATTCTGAGCGGCCCGTCTGGGATGATTCACGCCTATGACGGCGTCAGCGTCTGCGAAACGGTGCTGACCCCCTGGTGGCGCCGACGGCTCGCCTATGCCTATCGCTTTCCCGGCGTCGGCGCGCCCTGATCCCCTTCCCATCGCGAGGACTTCTTATGGCGACCCTGCTTCTCGGCGCGGCCGGCGGGCTTGTCGGCGGCGCCCTGTTCGGGCCTCTCGGGGCGGTGGCCGGCCGGGCGCTCGGCGCCCTCGGCGGCGCGGTGCTCGATCAGTCCCTGGTCGGCGGCAACCGCACCAGCACCAGCGAAGGCCCGCGCCTGTCCGACCTCGAGGTGACGGCCTCCACACCCGGCGCCTCCATCCCCCGCCTTTATGGCCGCGCGCGCCTGGCGGGACAGGTGATCTGGGCGACCGCGCTCACCGAGGTGAAGACCACCCAGAGCCAGTCGGCGGGGGGTAAGGGCGGCAGCCTCTCGGCCAAATCCAGCACCATCAGCTACACCTATTACGCCAATTTCGCCGTGGCCCTGTGCGAAGGTCCCATTTCCCGCATCGGCCGCATCTGGGCCGACGGCAAGCTTCTGGACGTGGGCGGCCTGTCCATCCGCATGCATCTCGGTGGCGAGGCCCAGGCGGCCGATTCCTGGATCGCCGCCAAGCAGGGCGATGCCGGCACCCCGGCCTATCGCGGCATCGCCTATCTCGTGTTCGAGAATCTGGAGCTCACCGACTACGGCAACCGCCTGCCGCAGCTCACGGCGGAGGTGGAGCGCGGGATCGGCGCCCTGGAACGGCAGGTGCGGGCGGTGACCCTGATCCCCGGCGCCACCGAGTTCGGCTACGACACGGTGAACACCGTCCGGGTCTACGGCAGCGGCAGCTATGGGGCGGAAGCGCGCCACGTCTCCACCGCCGGCAGCGATTTCGAGAGCGCCCTCGACCAGTTGCTGGCGGCCTGTCCGAACCTGGAGCGGGTGTCGCTGGTGGTGTCCTGGTTCGGCGATGATCTGCGGGCCGGGCAATGCCGCATCCGCCCCAAATGCGAGCGCCACGGCAAATCGACCTTTCCCAATGAATGGTCGGTGGGCGGGCTCACCCGCCTGCTGGCGCAGACCGTGTCCCCATATGACGGCCGCGCGGCCTATGGCGGCACCCCGGCCGACATCACCGTGGTGCGGGCGATCCGCAAGATGAACGAGGCGGGCATCAAGGTTACGCTCAACCCATTCGTGATGATGGATATTCCGGCCGACAACACGCTTGAGAACCCCTGGACCGGCGCCGTGCCCCAGCCCCCTCACCCCTGGCGCGGGCGCATCGTGTGCGATCCGGCGCCGGGCCTTCCCGGCACGGCGGAGGGCACGGCGGCGTGCGCGGAGCAGGTGGCGGCCCTGTTCGGCGCGGCCGAGGCGGGCGACTTCCTGCGGGCCGGCACCCTTGTGGTCTATGACGGCCCCTCCGAATGGAGCCTCAGGCGCATGGCGCTGCATTACGCCCATCTCGCGGTGGCGGCGGGCGGGGTGGAAGCCATTCTCATCGGCTCGGAGATGGAGGCGCTGACCCGCCTGCGCGATCACACCGGCGGCTTTCCCGCCGCCGCCGCCTATGCCGCCCTCGCCGCCGACGTGAAGGCGGTGGTGGGCGCCGACACGCGCGTGTCCTACGGCGCCAACTGGGCCGAATACGGCGCCCAGGTGTTCGACGATGGCGACGTGCGGTTTCCCCTCGACGTGCTATGGGCATCGTCGGCGGTGGATTTCGTGGGCATCGATTACTACCCGCCCTTCACCGACTGGCGCGACGGCACCACCCACCGCGACGCGGCGCTGGCCTCCAGCATCACCGATCCGGATTATCTCAAGGCGGGCCTGCGCTCCGGCGAGGCGTTCGACTGGTATTACGCGGACGATAATGCCCGCGACGCCCAGGACCGCACGCCCATCACCGATGGCGCTTATGGCGAGCCGTGGGTGTATCGGCAAAAGGACCTGTGGTCCTGGTGGGCCAATGCCCATCACGAGCGCCGTGCGGGCGTGCGCGCGGCGACGCCCACCGCCTACGTGCCGGGGGGCAAGCCGATCCGCCTCATGGAGGCCGGCTGCGCCGCCGTGGACAAGGGGCCGAACCGGCCAAGCGCCTTTCCCGACGCCAAATCCTCGGAAAACGCCCTGCCGCCCTATTCCTCCGGCACCCGCGACGACACGGTGCAGCGGCGCACCCTGGAAGCCATCCTCGGCACCTTCGAGCCGGCGGCGGGGGCAAGCCTTGCCGACAATCCGGCCGCCCCCCTCTATGGCGGGCGCATGGTGGAGGCGGGCTGCGTGTTCCTGTGGACCTGGGACGCGCGGCCCTATCCGCAATTTCCGTTGCTGACGGACGTGTGGGGCGACGGCGACAATTGGAATTGCGGCCATTGGCTCACCGGCCGGCTCGGTTCCGCCCCCCTCGACGCTTTGGTGGAGACCCTGTGCGCGGATTTCGGCGTGAGCGTGGACACGCGCCGCCTCTCCGGCGTGGTGGAGGGCTATATGGTGGCCGATCCCATGTCCGCCCGCACCGCCCTGGAGCCGCTCGCCCGCGCCTTCGCCTTCGAGGCGGTGGAAGCGGGGGACCAAATCGTGTTCCACCCGCGCGGCGACGGCGCGGTGACGGAGCTTGGGGCCGAAGACCTGGTGCAGCCCGATGATGCGGGGGCGCTCGTCACCTTTACGCGGGCGCAGGAGAGCGAGCTGCCGCTCGAAATCACCGTGGGCTTCATCGATCCCCTGCATGATTACCGCAAGGCCACCGTGTCGTCCCGCCGCCTGACCGGCCGCAGCCGCCATGTGACGGAGGTGGATCTTGCCCTGGTGGCCGCGCCGAACGTGATGGTGCGGGCCGCCGACGTCTGGCTGCAGGACCTGTGGGCGGCGCGGGAGACGGCAAGCTTCGGTCTGCCCCCGTCGCGCGCGGCGCTGATGCCGGGCGATGTGGTGCGCCTCACCCTCGACGGGCGGGCGCGGCTCTTGGAGATCACCCGCGTGGAGGAGGCGGACGCGCGCGTCGTCACCGCCCGTTCCATCGAGCCGGAGGTGTTCGATACGGCGCTCGACGTGCTGCCCGCCGGCAGCGTGGCGGTGCCCACGGTGTCGGGGCCGCCGGCGGTGGTGGTGCTCGACCTGCCCACCACCGAATCCGCCGATCCCCTGCCGCTGCAATATCTCGCCGCCGCCGCCTTGCCCTGGCCGGGGACGCTGGCGGTGTGGCGCTCCACCGATGGCGAGAGCTTCGACGCCCTGGCGGCGGTGAGCGCGCCGGCCGCCCTCGGCACCCTGTTGTCGGCGCTGCCGCCGGGGCCGGTGTGGCGGTTCGACCGCGCCAACACGCTGCTGGTGCAGGCGGGCAGCGCGCAATGGGTGTCGGCCAGCCAAATGCAGGTGCTGGACGGCGCCAACGTGCTGGCGCTGTTCGCCGACGGACGGACCCCCGAGCTGATCCAGTACACCGATGCGGAACTGGTGGACACCGGCACCTATCGCCTGTCCGGCCTGCTGCGCGGACGGGCCGGCACCGAGGCCGCCGGCGCCGACGCCTGGCCCGAGGGCACGCAGGTGCTGCGGCTCGACGGCACGCTGGCGCCGGTGGCGAGCGGCCTCTCGGCGCGCGGACGCACCAGCATCTACCGGGTCGGTCCGGCCAGCGGCGACTACGGCGGCGACGACGTGACCGAGGTCACCGCCACCGTCGCAGGCACCGCCCTCCAGCCGTTGTCGCCGGTGCACCTGACCGCGCGGCGGACGGCGGCCGGCATCGTCATCGGCTTCATCCGCCGCACGCGGCTCGACGGCGACAGTTGGGACGTGGTGGAGGTGCCCCTGAACGAGGCGAGCGAAGCCTACCGGGTCGAGATCCTGTCCGGTGGCACCGTGGTGCGCGCGTTCGAGGTCACAAGCCCGCAGGTGACCTATTCCGCCGCCGCCGAGCTGGCCGATTTCGGCGCGGCGCAGGCAAGCCTCACGGTGCGGGTGCGGCAGCTCTCCGCCACCGTGGGGGCGGGCGCGCCCGCTCAGGCCACGCTCGCCCTCTGAGGCCGGGGGAAGGGCGCATCCGTCTTTCGATCACTCCACGCATTCGACGACCCCGAAAGGCCGATGGCCGCGGGGCGCCTCACATGGGGAAGTTTCATGGCGTCCGATCAATCGGCGAACCTGGCCCTGCCATATCTGGCGGCGGCGCAGGCGCAGAAGCATGTCACCCACAATGAGGCCGTGCGGCGCCTCGATGCCCATGTGCAGCTCGCCCTCGAAAGCGTGACCACGGCCGAGCCGCCGGCCGCGCCCGCCGAGGGCGCGCGCTGGTTCGTGCCGGCGGGGGCCACCGGCGCCTTCGCCGGCCAGGACGGCAAGCTGGCGGCCTATGAGGCGCAGGCGTTCGATTTTCTCGACCTGCCCCGGGATGCGCTGGCCTACATCCGCGACGCCGAAACCTTCGCCCGGTTCGATGGCGGCGCCTGGGTCGCGCTGTCGAGCGGCGACGGGCAGGGGGCGGGCACGCTGGTGCTCGAAAGCGTCACCGCGACCGCGCCTGCGGCGGCGCCGGACGAGGGCGCGGTCTGGTTCGTGCCGGCGGGGGCCACCGGCGCCTTCGCCGGGCAGGCGGGCAGCCTCGCCACCTATCAGAACGGCGCCTTTTCCTTCCGCGCGCCGCGCACCGGCGCGCTGGCCTTCATCCGGGACGCGTGGCGCCTTGCCCTCTTCGATGGTGGGGCGTTTGTGTCACCGCTGGCGGTGCGACCGGCGCGGGCGGCCATCACGGCCGAGGTGATCGAGGAAGATCTCGTGCTCTCGGGGGCGAGCCTCGACACCGCCATGGTGATCCCTGCGCGGGCCATCGTGCTCGGCGTCTCCACCCGCATTCTGTCGGAGGTCACGGGCGCCCCCTCCTTTGATTGCGGGGTGGCGGGGGAGAGCGGCAAATTCGGCTCGGCCCTCGGCATCGCCCTCGGCGCGTCGAACTCCGGCGTCATCGGCCCGACCGCCTTCTATGCCGCGACCCCGGTACGCCTGAGCGCCACCAGTGGGGTGTTCACGGGCGGGCGCGTGCGGGTGTCGATCCACATGCTGACCTGCCCCGCATCGGCCTTTCCCGAGCGCGAGACGGAATGGTGGGCGCAGGCGGAGTACGGCCTTGACGGGGTGCCGCCGGCGCTCGCCGCCGACTTCTGCCGGGAACGCTATGCCCTGAACGGGGCCCATTCCTCCTCGCCCCAGGTGGTGGCGCGCAGCGGCGGCGCGAAAGCGGTGTTGTCCGCTGCCGGCGCGGTGGTCATGGCGCCGGCCAATGTCCTCGCCTTCGATTATGCGAGTGGCCGGCGGCAGATGGTGGTCGAGGGCGCGGCCACCAACGTCTTCATCGGCTCGGCCGCGCCGACCGCGGCGCAGGGCATCACGGTCACCGCGCAGACCTATACCGTCAGCTTTTGGGGTCCGGGGACGCTCACCCTCTCGGGGGCGGCCACGGGGACGGTCACGGGGGGCGGCACCTCCACCCGATCCACCTATACGATCACCGCAACTGCCGGGACGCTGACGGTGACGCCCTCGGGGACGGTCACCAAAGTGCAGGTGGAGGTTGGCAGCTTCGCCACCAGTTATATTGAGACCACAACGGCCGCGGTGACGCGGACGACGGACGTGGCGACATGGAGCGCCGCGGCCACGGCGCTGCTGTCCACGAATGGGCCGGTCACGATCGCGCTTCGCGGGAAGCTCAGTCACGCCGCCTCGACCGCGTCGACGGGCATCCTCTCCAACACAACGACCAACATCCTCCGCGTCGAGAGCGCGGGTACGGTGCGCATGTACATGGCCTCTTCCAGCCTGAATTCCGGGCGGAGCATCACGGCGGGCACGATGACGGAGGCGGGCATCTGCGCGGCCTGGGATACGGCCGGGCGGCGCATCGCCGTCAATGGCAGCACGCCTGTCTCGGACACGGCCCAGCCCACAACGACCATTGACACCATGTACTTAGGCACGCCGGTAGGGATGAACACGCGTGAGCGCTTCGAGCTGGATGAAATCCTGGTCTGGTCCGTCAAGGGCGGCGCGAGCGCGGTCCAGGGACAGGCCCGCGTGTGGGCATGAGGGGCGACATGAATACGATCTATCTGCGATTTTCCGACCGTGCCGATGCGCTGGCGGTGCTGGCGAGCGTGCTCAGTTATGAGAGCACGGCGCGGGTGCCGGGCGGCATGGAGGAAGGATCCGTCGGCTGGTGCGACGGCGTGCGCTATGACCTGTGTTTCCTGAGCGACCAGGGCGTGGCGAGCGCGGGCGAGGGGGACCTCGTCAATGTGCTGTGGTGGGGCGAGGGGGCGAGCGCACCCGACTTCGGCGGTCATGGCGTGACACCGTCGACGCCGCGCTGCGGCTTTGCGGCGTGA